CTCAGTTCTGTATCTGAAGGCCCGAACCAGCCAGGATCAGCGCCAACTAGCCATGACCAGCCGCGCTTAGAAACGTTGGTGCCTGATGGGCTGGGATCATTCGGGGCGGATCTGGGGGGCTGGGCTAGGGACATACTGGAAATTGATCTCATGCCCTGGCAGGTCAGGTGTTTGACCAACCAGTTAGTCCACGATGATGATTTGAATTTGCATAATCGAATTTCGTTAGTTTCAACAGCGCGCCAAAACGGAAAGACCGTTGCCCTTATGACGTTGGTGGGTTGGTGGCTCACAAAAATGCCAATCATCAGAGGCAAGAAACAATTGGTGCTGTCTGTAAGCCACAGGCTTGATTTAGGCGTAATGCTATTTGACGAATTGGCACCAATCCTTGAAACCAAATTTGGTGCAAAGGTTTCACACTCTTATGGGCGCAATAGTGTCACCATGCCCGATGGGTCGCGTTGGATTGTGCGCGCTGCTGGGCCGTCCGTTGGTCACGGCACTAGCCCCAACCTGATTGTGGCTGATGAGATTTGGGACATTTCTAGTGAAGCAATTGACGGCGGTTTATTGCCTGCTATGCGCGCCCAGAAATCGCCTTTGCTTTCCTGCTGGTCAACTGCTGGCACAGAAAATTCGCGGGCCTTTCTCAAATGGCGTGAACAGGCATTGCGAATGATTGACCAACAAAAAACAGGCAACCTGTATTTTGCGGAATGGTCACCACCACCAGACCTTGACCCAATGAACCCCGCCGCATGGTCATGGGGAAACCCTGCTCTAGGACACACGTTGACAATGGAAACCATCACAGCGGAAAGCGAAAACCCAGACCGCACCCAATTTTTGCGCGCCTCATGCAACCTGTGGGTGGCATCAGATCAGGGTTGGCTGACACCAGGCCTGTGGCAATCACTCAAATTCGATGGGGATATCCCTGACGGTGGAACGGTGGCCATTGAAAACAGCGTGGACGAAACACGGTATTTTGGTTTGCGCGCCGTAGCACTACCAGACGGACGCACCGCCATCACCGTTGAATTCATGGTGGACACCTACGCGCAAGTCATGGAACACGTTGAACGCCTAAACCAAAACCCTGCCATCAAATTTGCTATCACCCCGTCCATTGATCTGCATTGGCCGTTGCATTTAGAACGCAAAAAAGTAATCGTGGGCTATGGCGAAATTTTGAAATGGACTGATCCTGTGCGCCAAATGATCCGCCAAAAACTGTTAGTGCATACAGGTGAAACGATGCTGGCTGAACATATCGGGCGCGCGGTAGCGGTCAGGTCACAAGGATCCATAGCGCTTTCATCACAGCGTTCAAGTGGCCCTATCGAATTAGCGCGCCTAGCGGTCTTTGCAGCAGCGTTGACTAGCAAACCAAAAACAGGTGGCAAACCCATGATGGTTGTTTCAAATGGCTAATATGAAAACGGCACCAGGCTGGCCTTCGCCTTCTGTCGGGTTTCGCATAGCCTGGTGTCACCAACAACAACCCAATGTGTGTAATGCTTGACGCATGGGTATTTTGAGCCGAAACAAACAGGCCGCTATTTCAACACACGCTGGGGAACCAGCGGTGGCAGGCGGATTTGCGCCAGGCTATTCATCATCGAATGTTGGCGTGAACATGATCGGCCAGTACTACACCTACCGTGAAGGTGAACAAAGAAACGCCGCCGTATCGGTGCCAACGATCAACCGCGCAAACTCACTTTTCAAATCGGTCATTGGTTCAATGCCATTGAAAATGTATAACGAAATGTGGAACGGCGATGAAATGGAAAAGGTGTATATCGCACCGCGTTCATGGTTACGCCGTCCAGATCCATCTGTTTCATACCAGTTTTTGATGGCGTGGACGCTTGACGATTTGCTGTTTTACGGGCGCGCATTTTGGTACATCACCAGCCGAACCGCTGACGGTTACCCTGCATCGTTCACACGTCTGCCAGCGGGATCAATCACCACCACCGACATGGCCCCACCCGTCTGGTTTGCGCCATCGACACAAGTGTATTTTCAGGGCGGTGAAATTGACCCAGCAAACCTTGTGCAATTCTTATCACCTGAACAGGGTTTGGTTTATTCCGCGCCAAACGCAATTGATACCGCGTTGAAATTAGAGCAAGCGCGAAACCGTAACGCATCATCGTCAATTCCTGCTGGCATATTGCGCCAAACAGAAAACAGCGAACCACTAAGCGCACAGGAACTTTCAGACCTTGCTGCACAATTCAATGCAGCGCGCGCAACAAACCAAACCGCAGCGTTGAACCAGTATTTGACCTACACAGAAACCGCTGCAACACCTGACAAAATGCTGTTGATTGAGGCCAGCCAATATCAGGCACTAGAAATGTCACGTCTAGCAAACGTTCCGCCATACCTTGTGGGCGTTGCTACTGGCGCGTACTCATACCAATCAAGCCAACAGGCCCGTGCGGATCTTTACTTGTTTGGTGTCAAGTTGTATGCAGATGCCATTGCTGGCGCGCTGTCAATGGATAATGTTTTACCGCGTGGAACGTATGTCGAATTTGATGCTGACGAATACCTAGAGGAAAATTTCATGGCAGACAAAATGGACGATACAGAAACCGTTATTGAGGAAAACACACAAGAGGAGTTAGCAAACCGATGATCAAACTAATTGCAGGCGATTTCACGCTAGATGCAGCGCAAGGCGAACAGCCGCGCCGTTCAATTTCTGGAACCGCCGTTCCTTACAATGTGCCCGCCCGCGTAAGCGATGGCACAGAGGTGATTTTCCGCCCAGGATCCCTGCCTGTTGAAGGCAAGGCACCGCGCCTGTTTATGTACCATGATGCCTCAATGCCAGTTGGTGTGGTCACAGAGCGCGTGGACACCGAACAGGGAATGATGTTTACAGCCAAAATCAGCGCCACAACATTGGGCAATGACGCGCTGGTAATGGCATCAGACGGCACCATTGACCAGGTCAGCGTTGGCGTAAACCCAACCAAATTTTCTTACGATGAAGCAGGCACGATGATCATTGAAGCAGCCGAATGGCAGGAACTAAGCCTGGTTCCAATCGGCGCATTTGGAGACATGGCTAACATCTCACAAGTGGCTGCAAGTATCCACCATGAGCCAGAGGAAATCAGCAATACTGAAACACAAGAACCGATTGAAAAGGAAACAGAAATGTCCGAACCAGTAGCACCAGCAGTTGAAGCAACAATCCCAACCGCGCCAATTTTTGCACAAGCCAAAAAAGAATTTGCTTTGCCATCAGCAGGCGAATACATGGCTGCCTACCACATTGGTGGTGACACATTTGCAAACATCAACAAGGCTGTGGCTGAATACACCGCAGCAAAGCGCACACCGCTACAAGCGGCAGCGGGCGATGTGCTTTCCAGCGATACACCTGGCCTCTTGAATGTCAACGTGCTGGGGCCGTTGGTGCAGGATCTAAATTTCATTCGTCCTGTGGTAGAAGCATTGGGCGCACGTGCTTACCCAGACAGCGGTGCACAAAAAACCTTCATTCGCCCAACGATCACTACGCACACCAGCGTTGGCACTCAATCAACCGAATTGTCAGCAGTATCGGCAACCACCATGGTTATTGCATCAAACACCGTGAGCAAAACCACTTTGGCTGGTCAAGTCACATTGTCCGTTCAGGATATTGATTTCACCAATCCTGCAGCAATGCAGTTGATTTTGAATGACCTCATGGGCGAATACATGATCGCATCGGACAATTTCGCTGCAGACGCATTGCTCACCGCAGCAAACTCATCTGGCGTTTGGGACGGAACCGTTGCTGACTTGCTCAAGTCTGTTTATGACAGCGCTGTTGACATTTCAAGTGGTCGCAACTTTACGCCAACCCACATGTTTGTTTCACCAGACGTTTGGGGTCAGATGGGCCAATTGGCAGACACCACAGGCCGCCCTGTGTTCCCATTCATCGGTGCAGGCCTCACAGGTCAAAACGCATTGGGTGGCGGAAACGCAACATCATGGAACGGAAACCCATTGGGTCTGCAGTTGGTAGTTGACAGCAACTTTGCTGCAAAAACCATGATCATCACCCGCGTAGGTCAGGGATCAGGCGATGCCTTCGAATTCTACGAAAGTATCCGTGGGTTGCAGAGCCTGGAAGCGCCTGCTGTTTTGGGTCGCACGATGTCATTCCATGGCTACGTTTCAACCTTCGCAGCAATTGGTGGAATGATCCGCAAGATCACCCAGGCCTAGTAGAAAGGCGGCCTAACCGCCATGGCTACTTACACAGTCACCAACAAATATTTGGTTGACAATTACGCAGTCCTGCAATTACTCACCCCCAATGAAATTGCAGTTGGGCAATCCATCACCGTTGCTGGTGTTGATGCAACATTCAACGGAACAGCATCGGTGGTGGCTTTACCCCAAT